ACCCGATATTTACGACGATTAAGAGCGCTAAGCATATGCCATAGGAGCAAGCAAAAGATTTCGCGATGTTCAAAGTAGAGCTTTGTTCGCTTATTTCTGCCAGCTTGAACATTTACGATAACACCATGCCCCGCTTTATTAAGGCATGATTCGATACAACCTAAGGATGCATGACTGCAAACTTGGAACCCGCTAGAGTTGGCAGGTGCTAGATGCATGACAAAGCTTTTCCATAGTCCCTTAGATGCTCGGTTGCTCGCTTCCATTTTGTGTTGACCATCGCTTGAGAAAAACCATGGCAAGCCCTGATTCCTAAGCAATGCGGATCCAATGGCTTGAGCTTGCTTGATGATTTGCTTTGATGGCTCGATACCATGCCTTAGGTCTTTGTATGCTTGCTCGTAGGTCGAGCGGTCATAGGCAACCTTTGCAAGGGTCAGATAGTAACGGTTGCCGGTTTGAGATGTGAGATAGTGTCTAATTTTCATTTGCTTGCTTCCTTTTAAGAATGGGGCTGCAACCCCTGGGTATTTGTTAGCTGTCAAAACTTGATGAGTTGGTATTTTCGAAGAAATAGTTTTGATTCAAGAATTTAATTTTGACGTACTCGAAGCCGAAATCAGCGTCCCATGTGCGCTCCCAATCAATCGCCAATTGACCGATAAGACCGGTTAATTCTATCCCTTGAGATTCTGCATTTTCACGCCATTGGTGCTCTGCAAAATCGCCACCTGTTGCAAAATTGCCTTTGAACCGGTTTAAAATGCTGTGGAGATGGTCTTCTGATTCTGGCTTGTTGTGGGTATCAAATACCTCATAAAACGCTGCGATGACTTCCCGATCATGTTTGTTAAGCTCGGCAATTTTAAACGCGATAGGATCGATCCCATGTTCTATTATGAATGACTTGAGACAAGACGACCAATCAACGAACATGATGCTTGGATCTGATTCATTCGAGAACAAACCAGAGCAATGAGTCATGAACTCATCAAAATCATCAAAATCATCAAGCTCTAATCGATAACATGATCCATTGATGGAGTTATGAGCGGCGTAAGTCGTAACAAATACATAAGGTGATTCCGTCATTTTAGCTGTCCTCTGGTTTGATTGCTTTGGATTTGATGGCTTGCTCTTCTGTGATGAGACCTTGCTTGATGCAGTCAGCCACCACTACAGCCATCACAATTGATCGAGGTCCTAAGGTTCTAGCTATGCCTTTAGACTTCTTAGGCTCCAACCCTTTGAGGTACGATAACCCCAGCTGCAAACGACAGTTTGAAAACTCTTGGAATCGAGCTTCGATAAAGGTCCAAAGCCTATGCGGTTGTTTAGCTGATAAGTTTTGATAATGGGCTTTCTTGGTAAAGTGTTTACCGTCTTCATCCCACTTCATCATTTGATTGTAGAGGTCCAACTGTTGCCGGATCTCACGGGTCAAGTCAGGGTTAGATTTGAGCTTTGTCTGTAGATGCTTATTCATTGTCTACGCTTCCTTTGTTTGATTGTTTGATGTCTGCAGACGACCAAATAGGCGTCTATTCGAATTGATATTTCTAGCTGGTGAAAAAGTCGGTTTAAATTGGCCGACGTTCTCAAAACTTCTGCCAGCTTGATGAGAGGGCAAAGCCCCCCATTGATTGTTGAGAGGTCGAATCATCTGATCCACATCTCCGATGTATTAGTGAAGTAAGCTTCTGAGGCTGTATCGATTCGAGTACCGTCAGAGAGCTGAAAGAACCTGTGACCCTTGCGAGGGTTAAAGAAAACCCGTTTCCAACCTGAGAGGTCAGGCTGTGGAGCGTCGATGGTTGTTTCTTCAGAGTGGATATAGGCAAAGACTTTACGCTTGGCACCTTCTAAACATGCTTCAAACTGTTTGCCTGATGGTTGCTTGAACTTGATACCTTGGCAAAACACAGTAGATGCAGATTGAACCTTATTGGTGCTCTTAGGGGTCACAGACCAATCGCCTCTTGATAGATTCTTGTGGACCTTGGCTTTCATACAAACACCTCGCACTTTTCATTGAATGCGACACAGAGCGTGTCAGGTAGCTTAGAAGGGTCAAATACACAGGTGAGACCGTTATCGTTGACCATCAGGAAAACACCCCGCTCAAGGTCGAGAGTGAGTGTACCAATGCAGGTCAAATCAGTTGGACGTGGTCCGTCTTTGATGTCACCGCCTAGATAAGCGATGACCTCACGCCCGTACTTGTTAGGCAATGCAAGATTCTTGACGATACGAGCACAGCCGTTCTTGATGCTCTTTGGGTTATTGGTGACGACGTCAGTCATAAAGAATCCCCCCTTTGTATGACGGGGACCTGTGCCTTTAGTGGCGTAGCCGTCTCGTGTGGTCCAACCGGGGAGAATGGACCAACCGCCCACCTTAAGATTGTAATGAGCAATGTCTAAAATGCGTTTCATGATTACACCTCACGTCTTGGATAAGAGGCTGTGGTCAGCTTGCCATCGTTGGAAATGATGGTTTCACGGTCATCGTCAAACTTTGGATAATGTAGAGCGACAATCTCGAAGCCATCGCATTGATTAGCGTCAAATTTGATGATGAGACGACCTTCAGAATCTTCATCTACTGAGCACATCCATGTGCCATCATTGCGGTTCAAATCGCCGCATAAAGGCTCTTCGGTGCAAGTATCATCAAGGCTGTCCATGCTTGTGTCACACTCGCTGATGCTCATGTGTGCATCGTACTCATCGGTGGTGTGAACCATGAAACTGCGCTCGTTGTACTTGTCGAGGTCATCAAGCTTGCTCTGTGCGTTGTGTGCGGCATGTTCTGAGCCGTAAAAGGCTGTGACCTGATTCACATCCCAATCGTGGATCCATCCATCGAATAACGGCAACGTGAGAGGCTTTGAGTTGGGTTCTAAAGGCTTGGAAAACTCGACAAAGTTGTCGGTCCATCCTGAGCCTTTGGCTACGATTCTGAATCCGTCTGTGGTCTTGAATTGCATTGCTTGCTTCCTTTGAATCGTCAGACGTTGATTCGTCTAACAATCAAAATGTATCAAACCACAACATAACTGCACAGAATAAAAGTTATGCACAGTCAGCTATTTAGAGCGATTGAGGATCACACTCTGCAGACCTCACAAGGTGCCATAAGTGCTTGAAATCATTAAGGAAGGGGGGTGGTGCCCCCGGTTCGACCAGGTGAGTGTACATATGTATAGCTAACTCTGACTTTATACCCCAATTTGCCTCGGATCTTGCTCATTATGGTGTAAAATGTCATATGGATGGTCTACAAGGAGAGTAACCCATGGGTACCAGAGATAAAGCAACGTCAGCACCTGAGAAAACACAACTTGCACTGCCAGAAGGCACTTTAGACCGCGTAAAGGTCGCAGCAGAACGCGAAGGGCTTTCGCAGAGTTCCTGGATACGCCGATGGATACTTATTGGCCTTAAAGAGAATGAAAATACGTTTGGAGAAATAGTTAATGGGTTTTAGTTCATATGAATGTAACTACTGCAGCAAATCCATCCTTTCACACCACGCAGTGGACCACTATCGCGGCCAGATTCCCTGGCGATACACGAAGTCAGTCTGGTTTCCACAAGAGAGCATGGCACCAATCATTGGGAGCTATGACGGGTACGGAAACGTCACAGACCAAGACGGTGTAGAGCACGACGTTTATCGAATGATGGATAAAGAACCTGAGCAGGTTTACGACTGTATGGTTTATCACGAAGATTGCTGGCACAAAGCAGGGAAGCCGACTGAGTGGAAGCCATCTGAATACGCAGAGGACCAAGGGTTCTTTGTTGGGCCGCAGAGATACAATTGACTGATTGCCCCTTCTGCACTGAGCCCGAAGAATATCAATTCGCGTTCTACGACTATGCTTACGCACGCTTTGATGCATACCCGGTTAACCCCGGCCATATACTCGTCTGTCCAAAGAGGCACGTCTCATCCTGGTCTGAATTGACCGGCCAGGAAAAAGCCGACCTCTTGGAACTGGTGGAGTGCGTTCGCATTAATCTGGATCGTGACCTTAAGCCGGATGGATACAACGTTGGATTCAACGATGGTAAGGCCGCCGGTCAAACAATAATGCATTTTCACATTCACGTTATCCCACGCTTTGAAGGCGACACTGAAGAGCCTGCTGGCGGAATCAGAGGGTGCATCCCAAATAGAATGAAATACAGTAATGACCTTTTCAGCAAATGAAGACATTCAACAAGTAGAGAGACTGATTCATCGTGGCGAGTATCCAGTAGAATGGAAGAACGATGAGAATCAAATCAACGGAACCTTAGACGCTTCTGAGTGGGTTCACAATCTTATCAGCCGAGCCAGAGTCCAGTTAGCTTTGTTTCTTCTACCAGAGGAACACCAATACACGCTTCTAGCTGACGAGACGATTGACGACCTAAAAAAGAACTGCAAACAGTTCGAGATGAAGGAACATAATTTCAACTTGACCAGGTCGATGGCAGCGGCAGGGTGGCGACAGTTTCAGTCAGTCGTTAACACGAAGACGAAAGAGCAGGCAGAACAAGAGGGTCTCAAATTCAAACGCTTTCGCTACGCAGTCCACTTTTGGCAAGCACCCGGTGGTCAGTTAGTGCTGGGTAAAGTTAAGCTCGAGGGCAAATACGTTCCTCCTGGCGAACGTTCAGATCTACCTGAATAATTCCTAAATCGAGAAAGATACTTCTCCAAAAAAACTAAGTTTCGCGGTAAAGTCAGGCTCTTACCCCAGTGTAGGAACCACGTTGGATTCAAGGGTTTGGTTGCTTCCTTTCCCTTGGGTCCGTTCTCTTAGGTGACACCATGCCGCGTCGTAAGGACAGCAAGAAGCTGTCAGTTCAATTCCACTCTGCTGGTGGAAAACTTGGTGATGATGAAGCCTTAGAGAAGGTACGTTCCGAGTTGCGCCATGAAGCACGTCGAATCAAGATAAACGACCGCATCAGCATGGATGGGGATATCTCAATTGTCCCTGATGTTCACTCGCTTGTAGCCAACGCATATTTCATTATTGATTCAGAACTTCGCACTTTGCGACAGGTGAGTTCTACGAGCTATGGTCTTGATAAGAACCAATCCGCAAACTTCGCGGCTTTAGTGCGTTCCATTCAAACACTTTCAAACGTTGAGACATCGCTTAGAGATCAGAACGCACTGGAGGCTTTGCCGGATGATGAACTACGCAAGAAAGCATCTGAGGCATTCCTAAAGCTGGATGGTCGAATCCAACGCAACATGAAAGAGGAATCCAAGATTCTGACCGAGCGGCGAGCTAAAGAAGCATACGCAAAGGCGGCAGATGATGGATGATTTAAAGTCAGTGCTACGTCACCAGTTCGGTATCAACGTTTTATTAACCGACGACCAAAAGAACACGGCAACCTCACGACCATACATTCCTGAGGAAGTAGAAGACCGGCCAAACATTCTTATTCGACCGGCAGACGTTAACGACTGTGCATTCATTATGGACACTTGGCTGGATGGGCATGCGCGTCAAAACCGCAACCAATCACGCATAAGCCTGTATAAAATGCATAGGCCAATAGTGGAGGACCTTTTAGAGAACTCATTTACCTATGTCGCATGCAATCAAGCTTTAACGGATCAAATTTACGGCTACGTCTGCGCTCGTCGCTACGAATTTGACGTGTTGGGGAAAAAGCGCAGTTTGCTTATTACGCATTGGGCACACGTTAAATCTGTGTTCCGCACAATGGGAATTGCGACCGCCATTATAGAAAAGGTTTATGGTTATCGTAGGGGGGAAAAGGTCCTTCACACTCACTCGAGCCGGATCATTAAGGACCTGAAACGAGCGCACAACCTTGAGTATGCACCGAAGTGTCAAACCCAAGACGGAATTGACGTTTTTATCGAGCATTTTACTGCTGAACGAATCAAACATTATGGGGGGCATCATGCCAATCGCAGAAATTCATCTAAAACGAGACGCAAAAGAAATCCGACATCAGACACGACTCAAACACGGGTCGAAAGTAACACTGGAGCTACGGGGTGACTTTGTTCACGCACGTTTCGCTGACGGTTACACGGTTGCGATTCCAATGACCTCAATCGGTTTCATCGTCTTAGATGGTAATGAGCTTGAAAAAGAAGCACCTAAGGTCACGAAGTCACCAAAACGGACTCGCAAGGTAAAGAGTGATGGCATCCAAGCCCACTGAGAAAAGGCACGTAGACCAACGTGCTATTTTGCGGGAATTTACCCGTCGATTCGGTAACGTTTCCGACCTCGGCGGCCCGGAACAGACGCCGGATCGAACTTTTCGGTTTCGGGAAGACTTATTTACCCAGCAGACTGACTTTATCGACGATTCAACCAAGCTCAAGGTGGCTTGTTGCTCACGTCGAGCCGGTAAGTCCACTGCAGCGGCGATGTACCTCATTGAGCAGTGCTTAAGGCACCCTGAAAGCCTGTGCGTTTACTTGGCCACGTCTCGTATGGCAGCGAAACGTATTTTGTGGCTCTTACTCAAGCAACTAAGTAGAAAATATGACCTCAAACTCAGATTTCAAAACACGGATCTCGTTTGCCACTTCAACAACGGAAGCAGAATTGAATTACATGGCTGTTCCGATGCCGGTGACCTCGACAGACTGCGAGGAAACAAGTTTAGGCTTGTCGTGGTCGATGAGGCTGGACACTTTACCTCAATCCTCGATGAGCTTGTCCAGGAAACGATTGCCCCAGGCTGTATCGATTTGGACGGAACCATTTGTTTAATTGGGACACCTTCCCCACGCTGCACTGGGCTGTTCTTTAACGCTTACCACGATGAGCGCTTAGGCTATAAGAAGTTTCACTGGACCCTGCACGACAATCCCTACTTAAACAAAAAACCCGGCGCCACAAAGAAGTGGTTAGACGATAGAATGCTGCAAACCGGCATGACTGAATCCAGCGCAATCTATCAACGAGAGTGGTGCGGTAAGTTTGTACGAAGCGATGACTCACTGGTCTACAAGTACAGTAGGAGTAACTTCTATGAGCAGCTCGACCAGAACTTTGATTGGAACTACATATGCGGGGTCGATTTGGGCTTTCATGATGCTACTGCCTTTTCGGTAGTGGCTTATTCGTTCGAGCAACCTACGGTACACCTGGTCGATTGCTGGAGTCAGTCAAAGCTCTTACCTTCTCAGGTGGCAGATCATCTAGACAAGCTTAACAAAGAGTACAGTTTCACATCGATTCAAATGGACACGGCAGGCATGGGTAAAGCCATCGCTGAAGAAATGAAAGTGCGGTTTGCGCTCCCTATCAAAGCGGCAAAGAAAACAGAGAAGTTTGCAGCGATAGAATTGCTTAACTCAGACCTCGAATGTGGAAACTTCTTTATTCAAGAAGACTCGCCGATTTGTGAAGAGTGGGATCAGCTTCAGTGGACCAAAGACCTGAAGAAAGAGCATCCAGCGTACCCTAACCATATCAGTGACGCCACGCTCTACGCTTTTCGTGAAGCTAGACACTACGCATGGCGACAACGCGAGCAGCTTCCAGCCTTTGGCACCCCAGAACGCATTGAATACGAGATGGACCAGTACTGGGCGAAAAAAGGCGATGCAATTCAATCTAAGGACGGTAAAGGATGGTGGGAAACCGCATGGAACTTTCAATAGAACAACTGCAACCATTAATTGACGTTTTAAAAGCTCAGAATGTCGGGTACTTTAAATACGGGACTTTGGAGCTGCGCTTTAATCCAGAGCCACCAATAACCAGTGTTCCTCCGCCACAAACTAACGAACAACTACGAGCAGAGCAGGAAAACATGCTGTTCTACTCGGCGGAGTAAATAAATGATTGGTACTGGCAAGCGAATCTACGACAAGCAGTTTTGGTGGGAATCAAAGAAGGACATTTACCTTAGAATGCTGGCAAAGTTTGATGCTTTGCGAGAGAGCGCAAAAGACCGAGACCAGGAAGCTCTTCTTAACATGCGCTTGTACGGTAACGTCTATATGCGCGACTTGTCGCTTCACGGATATGCCAAAGTATCAAGTAATAGAAAGAGTCACCGTGTTCAAATGAACATCTGTCAGTCCATGGTCGATACTGTTACGGCCAAGGTTACAAGCAGTTATCCGAAGGTTCAATTCCTAACAGATGGCGGAAGCTTCAAGGCCCAGCAAAAAGCCAAACGCTTAACGAAGTTTTGTTCTGGGATGTTTTATAAAACAAACCTCTACAAGGTGGCGCCGATGGTCTTCCGTGACGCAGCAGTCATGGGCATGGGCATCATGAAAATTCATGGTGACGAAAACGGTTTATATTGTGAGAGGGTCTTTCCGAATGAGGTCATCATTGACGAGGTTGAGGCAATCAATGGCGAGCCGCGCCAGTTCTTTCAAAGAAAGTATATCTCGGCTGAAGTCCTTAAACGTATGTTCCCAAATAGTGCCAGTGCCATTGACGATGCCCCACGAGTGGAAGGCGACACGACGTCGTCCACAAAGAGCGACATGGTGGAATGCATCGAAGCATGGCATTTGCCAAGTGGTAAAGGAGCCAACGATGGGATGCACGCAATTTGCATTGATGGGGCTGATTTACTGTCCGAAGGTTACGACCGGCAACGCTCTCCCTTTGTTTTCATGCGTTGGACGCCACGACTACTCGGATTTTTTGCAGAGGGACTTTGCTCCCAGTTAACTGGACTCCAGGTTGAATTAAATTTTTTGTGTAAGCAGATCTCCACTCAGATGAGACTCGCCACGCCTAAGGTCTTCCTCGAAACAGGAAGCCAAATCTCACGCGGCACTATTACTAATGAGACATGGGGAATCGTTGAGTACACAGGCACGCCCCCAATGTTCAACACACCACAAACAACGTCGCCGGAAGTAATGAGCCACTTGGACCGTATTTTCGCCAGAGCATACGAGATAGCCGGTATTTCAACTCTCGAATCACAAGCACGCAAGCCAGCGGGCCTGGAATCGGGTGTGGCACTTCGCGAATACGCTACGCAAGCAAGTACCCGGTTTGCCTCAATCCAACGTCAATACGAGACGATGTTTCTTGATGCTGCAGACCACATGATTGAATGCGTTAGAGACCTGTCCGATGCAGACGTTGACCTCGAGATGATTGCC